TCCGCGGTTGCCGCGGTCTGCGGATGCGGCGCGGCGTTCGATCTCGGGATTGATGACCTTCTTGAGGCCGGCGCTGAGCATGTCGAACGTGTCCGACTCTTCGGCCGTCAGGTCGCGTGATTCGTTTTCGGCGTGATCCAGGATCGCGCGCATCGCGGCGGCGCGGTCGTTCTTCAGCGACGCGAGCTTCGAGAAGTCCATCGCCCGCAGTTCCTCGGAATCTCGGAATGCGTCGATCACGTGCGCATGCCCGACGTTCAACAGAACGCGGCGATGAGCCATGTCGTCATTTCGTTTCATTCGTTCCTCGCTTCGGCCGATTCGCGCGCATGAAAACGGCGCAGCGAAACAGCCCGATGAATTGGGTCAAGTTTTCGCGCTGCGCCATAGGGCCGATCAGCGGGGGCCGGTCCTGAGACCGACAGCACTACTGTACATTCATCCAGCCTTCGGTTCAAGGGGTGCGGAGCCTCATTCATCGCGTTCGAGCTCCACGGCAGCCGATCGCATGGCGGCGGCGGTCTTCGTTCGGGCGTTGCTGCCGTAGCGGCGCGCCAGGTCCAGGGCGGCGCGGATCAGGCCGGCGATCAGGGCGGCGGGGTCGCTGCCGTCGGCGATCAGCCGGCCCGCTGCTGAGTAGAACGCGGCCGCTGCCCTCTGCGCTTGGCGCTGCGTCCGACTCACCGCCGGGCCTCGATATCGCTCCGGGTGCGAACGCGTTGCACGGCTTGCCAGCCGGCCCGCAGTTCAGCACCGGAAGGGGCGCGCAGCACCAGGACCGACGGCGGTTGAAGCCCGGTCACGATCAGCGCGGCGTCGATCGAGGGCAATCTGACGTGATCGCCGATCCGGAAGCCGGCCAGGTGATCAGGCTCAAAGGCCGGGGCGCCCTGGGCCGCCGTTTTCCGTTGCTGGGCGGTCATTGCTTGCGGGCCGGTTCATGTGGCCGGGCTTTCGCTTCGATCAGGTCCTCGAGCACATCAGCGGCGCGCGCGTGGTGGTCGTACACCGCTACCAGCTCGCAGGCCGCTGGGATCGCGTGGATCCTTCCCGTCGAATCGACCAGTACCGTCAGCCAGGCTTGGGTCTGTGCTCTGGTAGCCAGCTTGCGGGCCAATTTCTGAAGCGGGGTCGATCGCGCTCTCATGGCGTCACCTTCGACAATGCACGCCAGCCTGCCGTGATGGTCCGGCCTGTGGGCGTTCTCAGTTGCACTAGGGATTCGTCCTGGAGGCCGATCACCTCGAACACGGAAGGCACGCACGGCAGGCGCACGCGATCCCCGAGCTGGAATCCGTTTCGTTTCTGAATCATCACAGTCTCATTCATGCTGCTTGGCCTCCTAGCTGCGTTGTGGTGATCCACCGCCGCGCGAATCGAAAATGGCCGCTCGCGTAAACAGGGCGGTTTTTCTTCCATTGGTGCCCGTCGTTTTTCCCCTCGCCCTTGGCTAGATATAAGAGGGGGGCAATCATTGCCGGTAAGAAAGGGCCTTTTTGGGGTCCTTGGCTGCACTGGTTGCCGGTATGGAGTGCCCGCGCCGTTCCTTGACTGCACTGAGTGCAGTTCCGGGACTGCACTGAGTGGGGGTCTAAAATTGTTTTTCGGATGGCTGCCAGGCCAGGAAGGCATCGCTCGATCGGGTGCGGGCGTCCGAATACTTCGTTCGATCCACGGCCCTCCAGGTGACTGCGTACATCGTCGGGCGTGGTGGTATTCGGCTCGCTGGGTGCGTTCGCTCGATCAGTCCTCGGTGCTCCAGTTCCTTCAGCGCGGCATAGAGGGTTCGCTCTGACCCGATACCCTGATCCGCAGCCTGGGCGGCCGTAAGCCCGAGTTGACCATTGTTCCTGCCGTTGTACTGGCCTGCCATCAGCACCAGGACGCGGAACTGTGCGTGACTGAGCGTAGTAACTGAGGGATGCGCCAGAACGGAGCACGGCAGCATTGCGAAGTTGCCGCGAATCTTTCGGCCTTTGGCGTTGACGTTCGATCGAGTCATCCATGACACCGCCTCCAGGGCTTGCTATCATTCTCCCTGGATCGCTTGCCCGTGATCTCCGGCCCGGAATGCTGCTCCAACAGCGCCGGGCCTTTTTGTTCGCCGGGATTCATTCGGCACCCGCCAGGCGCTTTTCATGCGCTTCGATGTCAGACCGCCGCCAGCGTGTGGTCCGCTCGCTGATTTTCACGGGTGACGGAAGATCGCCTTGTCTCACCCACCGCCAGACGGTCGCGACCGATACGCCGAAACGCGTGGCGACTTGGGCCACTGAAAACCACTGAGTTGTAGAATCTTGTTGCATTTGATGCACCTCTCTGAGTCACTTCAGGGGGCATCGTATGAGGCGGGATGGGGTGATAGGAATGCCCCGGATCGGGGCACGGGCAATATCTACCGTGCAGCGTTGCGGATCACGCTGTAGATCGAATTGGCGCGCTGGTCTTCCGGGCCATCTTCCAGGCCAGCTCTTGCGAAGGCTTGCGCCAGAATCCTTGAGGCGGCGCGCATGGTGTATCCGGCGTCGCGAAGGGCCGGCCAGTAATCGACTATCGCCGCGCCCCGATTCGTTTTGTAGTTCCCGCCGGCGGGCATCTTTTCGAGATCACGGGATCGGTCCTCGATCCTGCTCTGTAAAGTTCGGAAGGCTTCAACAATCGCCGCGTCCCTTTCGATGGTCCCATCATCCCGCGGCGGCAGCTTCCATGTAAGGCTCACGTCAGAATCGAAGGCTTTCCAGAGTTGCTCGTAGGCTTGCTGTGCGGCCTGGAGATTCTTTCGAGTCGTGATCAGGTCCATCCGCGATCCCCGTTCCGACCACTCGCGGCCGTTCCAGTCAAGAAAATCCTCCACGTCGCTCGAAGAGAGTTCGGGAACATCCATCAGGAACGTTCGAAAATCGTTCAGTTGTTCACGCTCGCGAGCCGCGATCCACTGAATTTCCCGCTCATCGGCTGGGAGTCGGTCATCGGTCGCATCGAAACGGGGCGCTCTGATCTGCTGCGCTGGCGTAGGCTCTGGCGAATCGTGATCAGGTTCAATCAGCATCGGTCGACCCCTTCCGCTTGAGGTTCACAACGTCCCCGGAGGCCGGCGGCGTCCCGCAGAACTTCGACCAATCGGCCATCAGCCGGGCGCGGATCGGCAGGAGTTCGTCGCGAGCGTAGGCGGCGCGGGTGGCGTCCGAGTTCACGTGTGCCAGGGCCAGCTCGGAGGCTTCGTCCGGGTAGCGTGTGGCGTTCCGTGCCCAATCCTTGAAGCTCGATCGGAATCCATGCGGCGTGGCGTCAACTTCCATGCGTTTGCAGACTGCCGAAAGCGACATATCGGAAAGCATCCCACCACGGGCACCGCGGAAGACCAGGCCGTCTCTGTGGGGCGTGTTCTTGAGGATCTGTATGGCGCGATCTGACAGGGGCACCCGATGGGCTTTGCCGGCCTTGATGCGATCGCCGGGCACCGTCCAGACGCGCGCGTCGAGGTCGATCTCGGGCCATTCCATCCCGCGAACCTCGCCGGACCGGGCAGCGGTCAGGATGGCGAATTCCAGGGCGCGGGCGGCGTCTCCGTCGCGCTGTCGAAGATCGAGCACGAACCGGCCGACCTCCTGCCAGGGCAGAGCGCGATGGTGGCGTACCTTTTTCAGTTTGGAGGGCTTGGGGAGTACCTGGTCCAGATTCTCAGACCAGCGCGCCGGGTTGTCTCCGCTCCGGTAGCCGCTGACGGCCGACCAGGCCAGAACCGCCTCGATCCTTTGCCGTACTCGGGTCGCGGTCTCCGTCTTCGTTTGCCAGATAGGCTCAAGGACCAGGAGCACGTCGGCAAGGTCGATTCGACCGACCGGGCGCGAACCGATCGCCGGGAAGGCGTGGCGCTCCAGGGCAGAGATCCAGTCTTTCGCGTGCTTGTTCGAACGGAACTCGGCTTGCTTGGCGCGATGGCACGATCGGGCCGCATCCTCGAAGGTGATTTCGCGGCGCTGCTGTTCGATCAGGCGTTGCCGGGCTTCCTCACGTTCGGCGATCGGGTCCCGGCCTTCCTGGACGGCCGCGCGGAACTCTCGAGCCAGCTCTCGGGCTTCGGCCAGGCTGACTTCAGGGAAAGGCCCGAGACCGGCCTCTCGGCGCTTGGCGCCCACCTTCATTCTGAGCACCCATGACCGCCCACCAGGCGGGCCAACTGAGAGCAATAGGCCCCGGACACCGCCCACCGCATAGCGGCCGGGCTCGGTCAGCCGGCGAACCTCCAGGGCGCTCAGTTCCTTGGCAATCTTGGGCATGAGGGATTCGAACTCCGCAGCACAAACCGTTGACAGGTCAGAGTCTTGAGTCCTGTTCCGCCATCCTTTCACCCCGGTTTTTCGGGGTTTTCGGTCGATTCAGGAGTCGAACTCGAGCGATGACCTGCTATCCGTCTTCCATTCCGCCATAGATTATGCTACTTTATGCTACATTACAAGACAGCGTGAAACGAGAATTTCTCGAAGCCCTTGTAAGTTAAGGCTTCCTGAGTGTTTCAGGAAGTGTCATAAAGAGGCGGAAAAATGGACACCCCCTCCACCATCAATGAAAAAAGCCCGCCCCGCGCGGGCTTTTTTTATTGATCGTGGCGCGGGGTTGCGGATGAGAACCCCGGTTCGAACCGAGCAACGCGAGGACGATGCGCCGGGAGCAACGCGACCAGAGCAACCCGTAGCGATAGCGGAGGGCAAGACGCTACTGGCGGCGCAGCAATCCCACCTGCCGGCCGTTAGACCAACCATCTGTCGCGGGCGACTTCCGATCGCCGACCATCCCCCCACGTCCCGTAGTTGACAAGCCTGGCCCCCAGGGGCAGGCTCCCGGCAATGGTCGACCTAATCCAATTTGCCAGCCTGTTCGAAATCGGCTTCGCACTGCATATCGCCGTGGCGCTGCTGGAACGGATCTACGCTGGCGCACTGCCCGTCCGCGTTGAACGCATCTCTTCTCGGCTCAACGCCCTGGAACGATTCAAGCGGGAACTGATTGACGACGACAAGGCGCGGAAGAAAGGCGGCAAGCCCGGTGAACTTCGCTTTCCCTACCGCAGCGTCAAAGACCCCGCCTGGCACGACCACAACGACGAACTGCTCGATCAGCTCTACAAGCTCGGCCACCTGGCTACTCACCGCCTGGGGTCGCTGAGACGCGTGTTGAGCGTGATTACGGCCTTGTCACTGCTTGTCGTGCTCTACACCATCACCATGCTGTTTCTGGTCGGCCTCGACCTTGATATGGTGAAAGCGCTCGATCCCTGGGTCGCAAGCTCGCTCGTGCTGGCCCAGCTCCTGCCCCTGCCGATCGCCGCCGGCGTCTTCTTTTTCGTTGCAAGGCGGATGAGTCAGCAGATCGACCGCAAATTGAGGGGCATCGGCGAGCGTCGAGTGCTGCTGGCCAGTGACGCCTCGCCCGCCACGATCGCCTACACTTCCGTCGAAGAGGTGTACCAGCGCGATCTCACGCGGCAGGGCAAGGTCTACACCCGGTCGTGAAGCGCGAGGCCATTGAGGCCACGGTCCATGCCCCCGCCTTGATTCGCCACCCGTCTACATCCAAATCATGCTCTGATGATGCACTAAGATCACTTCAACCGGAGATCATCCATGTCGCAAGATCGCGCAGTACTCGCCGGTGGCTGTTTCTGGGGCATGCAGGACCTGATCCGCAAGCTACCCGGCGTGCAGTCGACCCGCGTTGGCTACACCGGGGGCGACGTCCCGAATGCCACCTACCGCCATCACGGAACCCACGCCGAGGGGATCGAGATCCTGTTCGACCCCGAGACCATCAGCTACCGGCGGCTCCTGGAGTATTTTTTTCAGATCCACGACCCGACTACCCTCAACCGCCAGGGCAACGACGTGGGCCTGTCCTATCGCTCGGCGATCTACTATGTCGACGAGCGCCAGAAGGAAACGGCCCTGGACACGATCGCCGACGTCGAGGCCAGCGGGCTGTGGCCGGGCAAGGTCGTCACCGAGGTCGAGCCGGTGGGCGATTTCTGGGAGGCCGAGCCCGAGCACCAGGACTATCTGGAGCGATATCCGAACGGGTACACCTGTCATTTCCCGAGAAAAGACTGGGTGCTGCCGAGGAGAAAGGTGGAAGCCTGAAGGCGGCCCGTCCCGGTGGCCCCTTACGATTTCGAATTGCAAGGCCCGCCGACAAACAGGCGGGCTTTTTTTAATGATGCGGAGAGGGAGGAATTGCGGCGCCGCCTACGGCTCGCTTCGAACGGGGTTCCAATCCCGGCATCTCGCTCCGTCAATAACGAAAAAAGCCCGCTCGATGCGGGCTTCTTTCGTTATTGGCGGAGAGGGAGTCCGACATTCCGAGGCTTCATCCTGTAACGTCTAGTTTCATTTTCAGGCTTCAGGCCCCTATTTTACTGGCCTTATGGTGAATCTCTAGAATCCCTTGGTTTCATGCTGTATCATCCAATCACTTTTTTATTGGTGGGACTGATGGTATGCCGAAGCGCGCTAGGGAACTCTCCGCCATAGAAATTCAGCGATTGAACCAGCCTGGGATGCACGCGGTCGGGGGCGTTGCCGGGCTCTGTCTGAACGTCAAGGATACCGGCGCTCGGTCCTGGATTCTGCGGGCAATGGTCGGCCAGAAACGGCGTCATATCGGCCTTGGGGCATTTCCTGATGTCACGCTGGCTCAGGCCCGCGACAAGGCCAGAGAGGCACGCGAGACGATCCTACAGGGGCGTGACCCCGTTATCGAGCGACAGCGCGCCAGAGAGTCGCTGATTGATGACCAGGCCCGGCACCTGACCTTCGAGGATGCGGCTCGGCGGTTTCTCAGACGAAAGAAACTCGAGTTCAAGAACCCCAAGCACGCGGCGCAGTGGGAATCGACCTTGGCCCAATATGCCTTCCCGATCCTAGGGCGGCTCGCAGTCGATGAAATCGAGCTGGCTCATATCGTGAAAACTCTCGAACCGATCTGGACCGAGAAAACCGAAACGGCCTCACGGCTCCGAGGTCGCATCGAATCCGTTTTGGCCTGGGCTACCGTTTCCGGCTTTCGCTCTGGAGACAATCCGGCCCGATGGCGTGGAAATCTGGATGCCGTTCTGCCGAAGCCGGCGAAACTGAAGCGGGTTCAACATCACGCCGCTGTCGAAATTGATGATATGCCGGAGCTGATGAGCCAGATACGCGACCGCCGGGGCACTGCGACCCGTTGCCTTGAATTCGTCATCCTGACGGCCTGTCGCTCGATTGAGGCGCGCGGCGCTGACTGGTCCGAAATCGACCTGGAGGCGAAAACCTGGACGATCCCGCCGGACAGGATCAAGGCGGGTCGAGAGCACGTTGTCCCTCTCTGTGACCGTGCTATCGAGTTGCTTGGCGAACCTGGCGAGGGTTTGATCTTTCCGGCTCCGCGCGGAGGCCTGCTGAGTCCTGAAGGACTGACGGCGGTTCTACGTCGGCTGAAGCGGTCCGAGACGGTCCACGGTTTCCGGTCGACCTTCAGGGATTGGGCCAGCGAGCGGACGAATGCAGCCCATGAGGTCGCAGAGCAGGCACTAGCCCACGCGATCCCGAACGCGACCGAGCGGGCGTATCGTCGCGGCCAGCTGCTCGAAAAACGGCGCGTCCTCATGGGCGAGTGGGCGGCATTTCTGAATAACTTAAGGGGTTGACATTGACTCGCTGTTTTTCTTGATGTAACTTGGCTATATCGCTGGTTAGCCGGCGATAGCTACGTCACTTCGTGCTGCGGGCTTTGGCCCCCGAGTAGTTTGGCAGGCGGTGCCTGCCGAAGGTGCGTTGGGAAGGAGAGGACGGTGTCCTGGCTTCGACATTCATTTGTCGAGTCGGGTGCCGTTTTTTTTTGCTCGACTCGATGCCAGCACGAGGACAGCAAAATGTGGCTATCGGACAAAGAAGTAGCAGCAAGATACGGCGTTTCGCGGGTTTCCATTTGGCGCTGGGCGCGCGCCGGCAAATTCCCCCAACCTCATAAGGTCTCGGAAGCCGTCACCCGATGGCATGTCGAGGACCTGGACGCCTACGACCAGCGGCTGAGGGGCGCGGCGTGATATGGATGGCCCCTTCGCCATGGTCCCGTTACGAGCGCTTGCAGACAACAGACTGAAGCGCTCGCACCTGGCAGTCCTGGGCTCGGTTTCTTATCGAGCCCGGAACGCCAAGAACGGCTCCGGCTGCTATGCGGCTCACCAAACAATCGCAGAAGACGCGACGTGCAGTCGCGAGACGGTATCGCGGTGCCTGCGCGATCTGAAGCGTTGGGGGTATCTGAACAAGGTTCGCCAGAAAGACCGGAAGCGCTATCAATACTTCATCGTCGGTGACGCGGAAAGTGTGACCCACAGATCACAAACCGATGCTCTGAATGTGACCCACAGATCACACTCTGAACAACCGGAATGTGATCCACAGATCACAAAAAGTGTGATCCACACGTCACACAAAGAGAGAACTAAAAGATATCCCGCAGAAGCGGAAAGTCTTTTAAGAGATCGCGCAGAAGCGGAAAGAGATTCAGCAGAAGCTGCGACGGCTAAAGCCGATCGCGCGCTCGAATTTCCTGAACCTGAAAACGTGGCCGATATGTGGTCGTTCAGGCGGCAATATTCGGAAAGGCTTTCACGCGGCCACAAGCCAAGCGAAAACGAATTGGATTCACTTCGACGGTTATTCGAGCAGATCAGCGAGGATGGCGACGAAGTGACGCTAAGCCTTGAACGGTCGTTCGAGGATTTGTTGTGCAAGGCCGAATCGGCCGCGGGGGTTTTTCATGAATGAGCTAGACGCATTGCGGAAGCTGTCGGGCTGGACGCCTGATGTGTTCGCGGGCTGGCGTGTTGGCGACCATGCCGACGTGCAAAGCCTGGGACGTGTTCAGGTTGTCGAACTACGGCCGCCGTCGGAGATCGTGGTCAGGGTTTCATCGGGCGCGACGTGTCGCGTTGGGTGGCGTTCATTGCAGAGGATAAAGCCATGAAGGTCAGAGCGGGCAGTGTGCAGGAGCAGGCAAGGCAGATTCGGGCAGCGGCCTGGAAACACGGTTATGCGACGTTGATTCGAGATGGTGACTACCGGCTGCTCATCGTGCCCGGCCCTGCCGAAGTCGTCGCGACCTATGGGCCGGGCGTGGTACTGGAACACATTATCGAGGACATCAAATCGTGAATCCAATCGGTAAGGAAAGCATCGAGAACCCTCGATTCTGGGCGTTCTGCAAGCCGGCGGGCGTCGGCGTCTTGTGGTGCCCCAGAACGAGGTTCCTGGGCATCTTCAATCAACAGTCCGAGCAGTGGACCATTCACGGACCGCACGCGACGTTCGATCATGCCGTGTCCTGGCTGCGTCGTGCGGCGCCCGAGCTGCCGATCAATGATCAGTTTGTCGAGCTATGGCGCGCCAACATCGAGCGGCCGGACGACGGAGCGATGCATTGATTGCGCTGGTCCCAATGCCCGGGTTTCTCTGTAGGCCCCGACCCGCGGGGGTAGTGTTCAATTCTCTCTCCGAAGGCTGGGCAGATGGCGCGTAGGGCATCGAAAGACGCGGCGGCCGCGCTGCGGTATCTGCCGAAGCTGGTCATCCCTGAAGGCCGGCTGGCTGGAAAGCGGCTCAAGGTGGCGAGGTTTCAGCGTGACTTCGTGCGCGGGGCGTTTGCCCCTGGCATCGTTACCGGCGTGCTCAGCATCGGGCGCGGCAATGCGAAGACCGCGTTATCGGCTGGCCTGGCCCTTGCTCACCTGGTCGGCGAAATCTTCCCGCAACCGAAGCGCGAAATCATCTTCGCGGCCCGGAACCGTGACCAGGCAAAAACCGCGTTCGGGTTTCTGGTCGGATTCATCGAGGGCCTGCCCGATGAAGACCGAGAACAGTTCATCATCCGGCGCGGGTCGAAGTTGGAAGTTGAAACGGCAGAGAACGGCGGCGGGCTCGCTCGCGTTATTGCGGCCGATGGGAAGTCAATTCTTGGCGGCGCTCCGACTCTCGCGATTCTGGACGAACGCGCGGCCTGGGAGCGCGATAAAGGCGACGCGCTCGAGAATGCGATTCTGTCCGGCCTGGGGAAACGAGACGGCCGGGCGCTGATCATCTCGACCAGCGCGCCCGATGATGCCAACACGTTTTCGCGCTGGCTTGATGAACCCCCGCCGGGGACGTTCGTGCAGGAGCACCGACCGGCCCCCGGTTTGCCGGCTGATGATTTGGAGAGCTTGCTCGAAGCCAATCCCGGAGCGGCTGCGGGCATCGGTGCGACGCCTGAATGGCTCCAGCAACAAGCGCGCCGGGCCATCGCGCGCGGTGGGTCTGCCCTGTCCAGTTTCCGAAACCTGAACCGGAATGAACGGGTTTGCTCGGATGATCGGTCCGTGTTGGTCACGGTGGACGAATGGCTCAACGCGGAAGTACCGCCGGACGAACTGCCCCCGCGTGATGGTCAAGTCATCATGGGCGTTGACCTTGGCGGGTCTCGGTCGATGTCTGCGGCTGCCCTGTTCTGGCCTGACTCGGGCCGGCTCGAAGCCCTGGGCGCTTTCCCTTGCAATCCTGGCCTATCGGATCGCGGGCAATCGGACGCGGTGGGCGGGCGCTACCTGGAAATGTTCGAGCGTGGGGAATTGCTCACGATGGGCGATACCACGGTTCCGGTCGATCGGTTCCTGTCACACGTTGCCCAAATGCTGAACGGGCAGCCGCCGGCGGCGATTGTTGGCGACCGGTTCCGTCATGCTGAATTTCTCGAAGCCCTGGCCGGCGCTGGCCTGGATCGCGTGCCGTTCATCTGGCGTGGCTTCGGCTGGAAAGACGGCTCGGAGGATTGCGAACGGTTCCGGCGGGCGCTGTTCGAGGGCAGCGTGAAAACCGTGCCTTCGCTGCTACTTCGCTCGGCATTCTCCGACGCCATAACCCTGGTTGATCAAGCCGGAAACCACAAGTTGGCAAAAGGCCGAAGCCGTGGCCGGATTGATGCAGCGGCGGCGGCCGTCCTGGCTGTAGCCGAAGGGGCAAGGCGCAAGGCCCGACCGACGCACGCGGCGCGGGCTCCGGTCTGGACGTGAAAGACTTTCACCGACCGTCACGGCTGGCCGGACGTGATCGGCGATGGCCGGCGCTTCGCTTGCAGGCGCTGCGGCGTGATGGGTTTCAGTGCGTGCAATGCGGAGCTCGCCAGCGGCTCGAAGTCGACCATATCAAGCCCGTTCGTGATGCGCCCGAGCTGGCCTTCGAGCTATCGAATCTGCAAACGCTTTGTTCGAGTTGCCACACGTTGAAGACGCGCGAAGACCTGGGGCTTAAGCCGATCTCCGAAGACCGTTTGGCGTGGAAAATCCTGATTCGCAAAACTGTATAGATGTACAGTAAAATCAGGACGTGATCACATGCAGGAATTGAACATGCTCCAGTCAGTCAAGATTCAGAAACGGCAAAGCGAGATTCGGCAATCCCTTGCTGAATTGGCCGCCAAGGATTCTCCGAGCGAAGACGAAACCCGCTCGATGGACGAACTCGACAAGGAATACCGCTCGAACGAAACCAGATACCGTGCGGCCCTGGTGGCCGAAGACGAGGAACGCTCAAGCGCTGGCAAGGAGCTTGAAACGCGCGACGCTGCCGAGTTCGATAAGCTGATCGACCGGTTCGAGCTTCGGCAGGCCGCGCTCTACCTGGACGAAGGCCGGGCGCTGGATGGTGCCACGGCTGAGGTTGTCCAGGAGCTGCGGAGTCAAGGCGGCTACCGTGGCGTCCCGATCCCATGGGCTGCCCTGGAGCAGCGAGCCGGCGAAACCGTTGCCAGCGGCACCCCGAACCCGCGCGCAACCCGTCCGATCATTGATCGCCTGTTTCCGGCGTCCGTGGCGGCGCGCATGGGCGGTTCGATGATCAACATTCAATCGGGCGAGGCTGAGTATCCCGTTACCACGTCCGAAATCACGGCAGGATGGGCGGCGACCGAAACCGGCGACGTTGCCGGGCCGACGGTCTACGCGACTGCCGACCGACCCCTGACCCCGGATCATACGCTCGGCATTCGTGCCAAGCTGACCCGGAAGACGATGAAGCAATCAGGCCCGGCGCTCGAACAAGCCGTGCGGCGTGACCTGAACGGCGCGATTGCTCAAGAGCTGGACCGGGCCATTTTCCAGGGCATCGGCTCCAGCGGCGAACCGGCCGGCATCATCGCCGATGCGAGCGGCTACGGCATCACCGAAACGGGCGTGAACGCGGCGGCTACCTGGTCGGCTTTCCGGGCTGCCGTGGTTCGCTTCATGCAGGCGAACGCGATCAGTTCACCCGATGCGGTGCGGCTGCTGATTCGCCCTGAAATCTGGGATGGGCTCGACGACGCGCTGATCAGCGGCACGGCGGTTTCTGAATGGGACCGACTGGTGCGGAACATTCCGGCGGCGAACGTTGCAGTATCGAGCAACGCGCTCGAAGCCCCCGACACGTCGGACAACACCGACGCGTTGCTGGCGACGAACGCGGGCGGCGTGCCTGCATTTTTCGTGGCGACCTGGGGCGCTGTCGACCTGATCCGCGATCCGTACTCGGATGCGGCAAGCGGTGCGGTTCGCCTGACGGCCTTGGCGACGATGGATGTCACCGTGGCCCGTCCGGCTCAGTTGGAAGTGCTGACCGGCGTTCAGTAATGGAGACCGGCGTTTTCCAGGCCGGGCTATCGGTCCGACGGGAAAGTGACGGCTCGCGGATTCTCGCGGGCCGGTTCCCTTATGGCCCGACGGCTACGCTGTCCGATGGTGGCCGGCGTGGTCGACCCCGGAAAGAGCGGTTTTCCGCTCGGGCGTTTTCCTACCGGGTCGAACTGCCCGATGAGGAAATCCATCTGCTGGTCGGTCACGATTACGGCAAGCCGCTGGCATCCAAGCTGAACGGCTCTCTGTCGCTGACTGATCGTGATGACGCGCTGACCTTCGAGGCCCGAATCTCGCCCGAGGTTGCCGAAACCAGCTATGCGCGCGATGCCCTGGCCCTGATCTCTGCCGGTCTGGCTGTCGGCATCTCTCCGGGCTTTCGGATTCCACCCGAACGGGCGGTGCCGAATGCGGAAACGGTCGAAGAAGAAGATCCAGCCGAAGGGCAAGCCCTGATTCGGACCATTCGCGCGGCGCTGCTCTATGAGCTGTCGATTGTGACCAGCCCGGCCTACAAGGAAAGTGGCGTAGAAGATCGCGCGTGGAAGCTGTCGACGGCGCGCAAGGTGCCGGGGGCCTACAGATGGCGCTGATTGTCCGACAAGACGAAGACCAACCGACCAGCCGTCCGACCATCACGGGATTGTCAGACGCGGCCGGGGCGCTCAATGCTGACGCCATTTGGCAGCGGCTCGAATCGTGGATTCGATACCGTTACGGGGAGCGGTCCGTTTCGTGGATCGTGAACGGTCCGGGCGTGTTCTCGTTTCCATTGAAGCCCGCGACCCTGGACCAGGCCGAACAGTGGAACGGCGACGACTGGGAAGCGGTCACGCTGTCTGCTGCCCCCCTGGGCTACAAGCTGGATTCAGAAACCTATCGAATCACGGCGACCGTCGGCACGGTATCCGTGCCCGAGGCGGTGGCCGAAGCATTCCGGCGGCTGGCCGAGTACCTGGCCGATGATGCCGACATGCCCGCGACCGCGAACAGCCATTCGATGAGCCTTGGTCAGTTGCAATGGCAGAACGAAAGGCCGGCAACGTGGAAGGCCAAGGCGCTGCACTACAGCGGCGCGTCCGATTTGCTGAGGGCGTACCGATGAGCTGGCTTGCGCGAATCTTCAAGCGGTCCGAGCCCGAGCGGCGGCAATCGTTTACTGACATTGCCATGTCGGTTCGAGCCGATGCGATCCAGGGCCGGCGAGGTATTGCGGAGCTGACCGGCACGGCTCAGAGCTGCATATCACTCTGGGAGCACGGCCTAAGCCTGGCTGATTGTGATGAGCCGATGTTGACGCCTGACGTGCTGGCGCTGGCCGGGCGTTCGCTCGGGCTTCGAGGTGAGGCGCTGTTCCTGATCCGTGATCGGCTGGTGCCCGTGTCAGATTACGACGTGACCACCCGTGATGGCGTGCCGAGGGCATACCGCGTCACCGTGCCGGATTCCGGCGGCGGTTCCATTCAAACCGTGCTGGCTGCTGAAGTGCTGCATTTTCGGATCGGCTGCGACGTAAACCAGCCCTGGCATGGTTCAGGACCGCTCAGACGGGCCAGCCTGACGGCCGGCATGTTGCACGCTGTCGAGGACGCGCTGGCCGAGACCTTCGCCAATGCTCCGCTAGGCTCGCAAGTCGTCCCGATGCCCGAGAATCCAGAGGTCGATAACTCTAATCTCGCCATGAGCTTCAGAGGCCAGCGGGGGCGCGTGCTGCTGACGCAGTCGGTCCAGGTTACGGCGGCCGCCGGTCCTGCTCCGTTGCAGGATTGGAAGCCGTCGGACCTGTCGCCTGACCTATCGCGGGCCATGACGGCCGAAACGCTATCAGCGGCCCGTGAGTCGATTCTCGCTGCCTTCGGCGTGCTGCCGGCCTTGTTTAATTCTGGGGCGGCTGGTCCGCTGGTCAGAGAGGCTCAGCGGCATCTGGCGACGTGGACGCTGCAACCCTTGGCGGTCCAGATTGCGACCGAATGCGCGGCCAAGCTGGGACCGACTCAGGTAGACGTCATGCAGCCCCTGCAAGCCTACGACGCTGGGGGCCGGGCTCGGTCACTGCGGGGCGTTGTCGAGGCCCTGGCGACCGCGAAGGCGGCGGGCCTGACCGAACAGGAAACGGCCCTAGCGCTGCAATTCTCGGGGATCGGCCAGCCTACCGATTAG